ATCTTAGCAATCGACATTGCGGGCGAGCAGAATACGATGCACGCCTATGGGTGGCAGCTTGTCAAAGAGGCCACTGCCGAACTTCTCATGATCGCCAACGGCGACGTTGACCTTGATGCTGCGAGGGTACCATCGAGGGTACTGAGCCTGACCGTACGCCCAGCATCTACAACTACGACGAAGAGTCTCTTTTGCTTGGCTTTGAGGACAACATCATGCGTCGTCATGGTCCTTGGACACGCACCTACTCACAGCCCGGTGCAGCAGCCAAGGGTCCGTTCTTTTGAGCCTTGCACAATCTCCAGGCGGGTTTCCCGGTGCTCTAACAGGCACACGACAAGGATCGGGAGAACTCGTCAAGTTCATCTTCTTCACAGAGGATATGGACGCTTTGTTTGCTCGCATGGACCGGACCATAGAAGGTCCTTCACTTGCGGTGTTCTTGCAGACACAGGGCCAGGAGTACTTCCACAACGACATTGAGGATCGGTTCAACGAAGAGGGTGATCCCAAGGTAGGCTTTTGGGCACCACTCAAGGATGCAACAGTCTCCATTCGTGAGAACATGGGCTTCGGTGGTGAAAGTCCGATCAACCGTCGAACTGACGAGATGTTCGATGCTTTGATGGGTGACTATCCCATCGAAGTTGGGCCAGCCTACGCCAAGATGAGCGTTCCTGGCCCTGTCTCGGGTGATGTTGCCACCAAGATCGAAACTGCTCAGGTAGGTGCTCCGTTCAATCCGGTTGGGTGGTTCGGTCCTACTCCTCCCCGTCCGGTGCTGGCTGAGTCTGAGATGGATGCACAAGCCGTGATGGAACTGTACCAAGTGTTCTTCATTGCCGAGATGAGTGAGGAATCCGGTGTCTTCACCATCTGACGCAGCGTTTCCCTTCAACATCATTACGGAGATTGAGCGCTCTCTCCGTGACAATCTTGACGGTGTAGGAACTTTCCTACGGCGTCCGCTCCGAATCACTGATCCAGCAAGATCAGCCGGTATCTTCGTCTTGACCTGGCAGCCCATGACCGACTCACAGCAGATCGGTCAAATGGAGCCTGCACTCAATCGCTACGAACTCCGAATCCAAACCCTCGTGAAGCACAGCAATGAAGAAGAGGGTACTGCTCTGGCAGCCTTGGACGGGAAATCTGTCCGAGTGATACTGTACCGTGACCCCAATCTCAAGGTACGTTTGTTGGCGTTGTCGGAGGAACAGATGTCCTCCCGAGAGACGTTGAAGAGGTACGGGGTTCGGAGACAGAATCTTCTTAACACAGATATCAAGGGAGTCTTCTGTTTCCTGACTACCACTGAGATTTGGGTTGAGTCCGAAACCGTACAACTTTGACCTAGGAGCGAAATGGCAGACATCACCGAAGCACAGGTCGAGAAGAAGCGTGACGCTGTCTCGAAGCTGAGCGACCAAGTCGAGGATGCCAAGCGTCAGCTTGCACTCCAAGAGCTGAGTCGTGACGCCACCGTCGAGCACGCCACACTGACCGCTGAGGAGGAGCGACTCAAGGCAGAACTTGAGGCGCTGCGTGACCAGCTCAAGGTCAGCAAGGTCGATCCTGCGAAGGATCAGGTTGTCCAACAGATCGACGGTTCACTCCAGGCTCAGCTTGATGAGCAGGAACAAGCCGCCGACGCTGCCATCGCTCCTCCGAAGGAGAAGTAATAGATGACTTACCAGTCTCAGTCCGGCTTCGTCGGCTTCAAGCGCCAGACCGTCAAGGGCACCTACAAGGACCCTGGGGCAGTCGCTCCAGACCAGGGTGTCTTCGTCAGGACTCGGTCGGGTTCCATCGGTGGCAACCGTGACCTCTTGGTCCCTGATCCGGAGATCGGTGGCAACCGTGACGTGCCCGATGCTCAGCTTGGGCCGCTGCACTTCTCGGGCGACTACAACATCTATCTTCGGATGGAGTCCGCAGCGTTCTTCCTTGCGTGTGCTCTTGGTGGTGTCGCCTCGGCTGGTGCTGCCACGACGGGGTACACGCACACGATCGCTCCGACCAACCACGTTCCGTGGGTGTCGGTCGAAGAGCAGATCGCTGACCAGTATCAGAACTTCAAGTTCACGGACTGCAAGGTCAACACCTTCCACATGGAAGCGGCTGCTGACGGGTACCTTATGGGCACCGTTGGCATGGTCGGCCTTGGTCAGGCCATCGACTCGACACCCACCCTCGACGTCGCCAAGCGTTGGGACACTTCGGGCCTGATCACGGGCACGTCGGTCCTCGTCAAGTGGAACGGCGTCAACCTCCCTGCCAAGTCGTTCAAGTTCGACGTGAACAACAACATGGAGGTGAACGACTACCGCCTCGGTTCGTTGTTCCTCGGTGATGCTCCGGAGAAGCGTCGTGAAGTCACGATGGGCTGCACGATCCGCCCCGAAGACTCCGCTCTCTGGAAGACCGCCATGTGGGGAGGCCCTGCGGCAACGGTCCCTGGTGGTCGCACGACGAAGAGCCCTGCGGTCATCACGATCACTTCCTACGAGGTGATCCCTGGTTCGACCGCACCTCCGGTGTTCTACTCCTTGAACATCAACATTCCGCAGGCCGTCATCGCTCCGTTCGCTGTCGCACCTTCGGGCGATGACATCGTGCAGCACGACCTGGAGATCAGGGCGCTTCGTCCCGATCCCTCTGTCGATCTGCTGAGCGCTGTGGTGGTCAACTCCTTCGCCACGATGCCGTAGGAGTAAGTTCCCAAACCAAAAGCCATCAAAGACCACAGGAGGGTCAACAAATGGTAATGCAAGAAGCAGACGTCGCAGCCCAGCAGGACGCCAAGAACCGTCAGGTAGAGGATGAGATGGAGCGGCGTGGCGTTTCGACTACGCAGCACACTCAGCAGAGCTACTTCGGCTTCAGCGTCAAGCATCAGGTGATGCTTCCTGACGGTGTCTCGTACATCGAGCATCAGGAACTCAACGAGGGGTCGAGGAAGAAGTACCTCGACAACCTGAACCGTGAGGTCGCCATCAAGAAGGTTTCCGGCGACGCTCACATGAAGCTTCAGTCGGGAACCGACAAGCACATCCTTCTCGAGGAAGCCATCTGTGGGTGGAATCTTCTCGGTCCTGACATGAAGCCGGTTGGCTTCAACAAGATGGGCAAGGGTTCTTCGCTCATGCAGTTCTTGGACTCGGCTGACCCCACGATCATCGACCTCATCGAGAAGGACATTCGCAAGCACAACCCTTGGCTCATGTCGGACATGTCCGTCGAGGACATCGACAAGCAGATCGCAGAACTCGAAGAGATGCGTGAAGCAAAGGTCAAGGAGGAGGCGGGAAAAGAGAACTAAGAACGCAGGCCGAACATTGGGCGTCACAAACTCCCATTGACGGCGTACTGATCGAGTCGTTGCGCTTGTACGCAATGTGCAAAGCAATGAAGTTCACGCACCTGCCAGTCCCAGGGGGACTCTACGATCAACACCCTCGACTACTTGATGATTGGTACATCATCATGGAGATTGAGTCGAACGAGAACGCACGACGAGAAGCAGAGCGTCAGCACAAGGCAAATCAGAAGGTGAGAAAGTAACCTAATGAACGCCATGCTCACAATCGAGGTCCGCTTGCTTTCACAGCAAGCGATTGCACAAGCGAAGCAACTTCAGGCTTCGCTTCAGTCTGTGCAGACTTCGACTCAGGGCGCTGGTGGTGCTGCTGCTTCTGCTGGTGGCGCCTTCACCACTGCGATGACCAATCTGGAGAAGTTCGGCAAGAACCTCCAGTGGACTGGTCGCCAGCTTACATACAACTTCACGCTACCGTTGGTTATTGCTGGTGGAGCCGCTACCAAGTGGGCTCTAGAGAACGACGCAGCGATGACGAATGTACGCAAGGCGTACGGTGCCTTCGACAGTTCGGCTCAGGACACTCAAGCTGAAGTCAAGGCACTGGAACGAAGCTTCGAGCTTCTTTCTGATCGGTTTGGCGTCCATGAAGCTGATGTCATCAACATCGGATATGCGTGGGCGCAGGCAGGAGCAGCGGGTGTAGCACTAGCGAAGGCTACAAAGCTAACGCTAGAGACTATGGCACTAACTGGCGAGGAAGCCACGAAGGCCACTGAGCAACTCCTGACTATCCAGTCAGCGTATAGGCTCAATACAGATCAGTTGCGGACTGCTCTGGAAGCTCTCAATGCGGTACAGGTGACTACCGCAGTAGAGTTTGGTGGCCTCATCGATGCTGTCTCTCGGGCCGCTGGGGCGGCGTCCACGGCGGGCATTGACCTAAACCACCTAGCAGCCATGACGGCGGCTCTCGTGCCTGCTACGGGGTCAGCGTCGGCGGCTGGCAACGCTCTCAAGACCATCATTTCTCGGTTGATGTCGCCCACCAAGCAGGCTGCCGACGAGTTGAAGCTTCTTGGTATCAATATCACTGATGCTTCATGGCAAGCAAAGAATGGCGTTGAGCGCTTCGAAGCGCTAGGTCAGGCATGGCTTGATCTGTCTGACGCACAGAAGGCTCAGGCTGCCTCAATCATTGGCTCCCGTTGGCAGATCAACAAGTTGGTTACCCTTCTTGATGACATCACCAATGCACAAGGAGTCTATCAGAAGTCACTGAAGAACACAGAAGATCAAACCAAGTCGCACGTTCAATACACGCAGATGCTTGCGACCGTGTTGGGGTCTACGTCGTCAGGATTCCATATCCTTACGACGAACATTCAGAACGCTTTGTCGAAGGCTATCGTGCCTTTGCTTCCGGCCTTGACTGGTCTGTTAAATCAGATCTTGAAGGTTGTAACAGCGTTTACAAACCTTGATCCAGAAATGCAACAGTTCATCTTGGGTCTGCTCATTGTGCTGGCCTTGGTGGGTCCGATTACCAAGTATATCGGTGCATTCACAACCCTCTTTGGACTTCTCGGAAACGCTATCTCCTATGTAGGCGAAGCACTCATATGGTTCTTCGGATTCATTTGGGCAGGCTTTGAAGCTCTTGCTCAAGTTCCTCTTATGTTCATCAGAGGGATTTGGGCTATGGCTGCTGCCGTTGGAGAGGCTGTCGCTGTAATAGGTGGTTTCTTTGGTGACATTGTCCTTGCTGCTGGGTCTGCACTTGGTCTAACTACTGCTGGGCTTGTCATTGCGATTGCCGCTGTCGTTGGGCTCCTTGCACTGATCTTCAGACGACAACTTGGTAGTGCTATCCAGTGGGTCATTGATGCCTTCTGGCAGCTTCCTCGTGCAGTGACGGACGTGTTCATCTCTGTTGTAGAGATCATCAAGAATGCTGCAATGAAGATTCACGACTGGCTCTCCTACATCAACCCCTTTGCACGCCACTCTCCTTCATTGGTGGACAACGTCCACAAGGGTTCTGCTGTCATCAAGCAAACATACTCTCAGATGGGGAGTCATGTTCAAGATCAGCTCTCCACAGCACAGGCAGCACACGGAGACTTCCAGGCCGCTACCGACTCTCTTGCCGGAGCCAAGAATGCCAGTAAGGCTGCCAACATAATTCAAGTTCTTCCTGGCTCCGCAGATGCGGTGTGGGCCATGGTTCATGCCATGGAGGCACTTGGGTCTGCTACGGCTGCCGCCAAGGCTGAGATGAAGGCTCAGCAAGACCTTGTTGACAACATGAAGAAGCAGATCGATACGGACATGAAGCCGTATAACGATGCTATCTTGATGAACAGCATTGCACAGAAGCAAGTCCGTCTTGACATAATGCGAGCAGAGGATGCTGCTGGCGGATCGATCGACAAGATCAAGCAGAAGATCGCAATGGCTCAGGGGCAGATCGAGAGCCTTCAGTCTGAAAAGACTGGCCTTCGCTTGGCTGGTGCTGGGTCTGATATTCTGTCAGGCTTTGACAGTCAGATTGGTGCGGCTCAGTCTGCAAAGTCTGGCCTACAGGCTAAGGCAGATGCAATCCAGAAACTACAAGATAAGCTGGATGATCTTCAAAGGGCGGGGGAAGAACTTAACCTAGAAAAGGACATCAAGTTCGATCCACAACTTGCTGCACTACAGGAGCAGCAAGATAAGCTGAATGACTTGAAGGATACCTACCAGGCCCTCAATGATCAGCTTTCAACAATGCAGCAGAACTTTGATCAGATTGCTTCTGCCGCTTCTGCTGCTATCTCTGCCGCAAAGGCAGCAGAGGGCAGTCTTAATGAGCAGCAGTTCGCTGCTGGAGAGGGTGCAAACTTCCCTGACGTGGGTGGAACTACCATCCCTGGTATTGGCCGAGAGGGCGGCCTTCCTGAGATTCAGGACTTCAATAAGCAGCTTGAAGATGAACTCAACACAGCCCTCGATCAACTCGGCAACTTCGACATCTTCAAGCCGCTTCGTGATGGGTGGGATTCTGCATGGGCCTGGCTCAAGGATACCATTGGTTCTTACACGGACCCGATCATCAAACGTCTCAAGGGTCTCTTCAGTGGAATCGATCTTGGTAGTTTCTCTCCAGGTGACATTTGGGGAGACTTCCTGGCTGGACTTGACAGAGTTAGCAAGGTGCTACGAGATAGTCCTATCGGGTCAGGATTGGAGACAATCAAGGAAGGTCTACGGCTTCTGTCGGGAGTTCTCAAGGAGGTCGGCGGATTCATTGTCGATATTCTTGGACCACCATTGCAGTTCCTTTGGGAGATAATCCAAGAGGTAGGCGATAAGATCGGTGGTGAGCTTGCCAATTGGGCTCCAACTTGGGGCAAGCTTGTTGAGGCAGTAGGACATATCTTCAATGTCTTGTTGACGGTGATTGGTATGTTCCTTGCAGAAGCTTCAGTTTACGTTGAGGCTGGCCTGAAGGTTATTGAGGCAATGTGGGCGCTTTGGTGGCCCATGCTGGAGGCTGTACTTAGGCCGATCCTTGATACGATCATCGGTGGGATTCAAGCCACTCTTGAAATCATCCGTGCCGTCATCAACCTTGTTCTTGACATCATCAACGGTGATTGGCAAGCTGCTTGGCAAGATATCCTTGATTTCTTCACTGGCATTTGGGATCAGATTGCCAACTACGTCTATGGAGTCACTGACTTCCTTCAAGGCCTTGTCTCAGGCCTCGTTGAAGGCATTGTCGGCTTCTTTCAGTGGCTATACGATGAACTCGTAGGTCACTCCATCATTCCCGACTTGGTGGACGCTGTTGTTGCATTGTTCCAAAGTCTCTCTGATCTTGTTACTGCAATCTGGACAACCTTCTGGGGCTTGTTGCAGACTGCGTGGGAGACAATAGGGCAGCCCATCTTTGACACGATCAGTGCCGTTCTTTTGTTCTTGCAGGACAACGTAGTCACTCCGATTCTAACTACGATCGGAACACTTTGGAGTGACTTCATATTGGGCTTGCAGGTGGAGTGGGATACGATTGGTCAGCCACTTCTTGATCTCATCAACACTGCACTTACGTTCTTGCAGGATCAGGTGTTCACTCCGATTATGTCCTTCATTGGTACACTTTGGAGTGACATGATCACTGGCTTCCAGATAGAGTGGGATACAGTTGGTCAGCCGATCTTCGACGGCATCAGTGCAACACTTACGTTCCTGAAGGACAGCGTCTTTGCGCCGATTCTTGATGCCATTACTTCACTGTGGGCTGGGTTCATTTCTACACTTAGCGTCATCTGGAACGGCTATGGAAAGCCCCTCATTGATGGAGTGGGAACCGTCTTCGGTGTATTGAAGGATACCATCAAGACGATTTGGGACGGCATCACTGGTATCCTCTCTACTGCATGGGATACCATGGGAGGAATCCTAGAAGCTGGTATCAATGGCATGATCGGGATTATCAATGCCCTTGCTCATGCCATCAACTTCATCTCTGATCCACTTGGCTTGTTCCATATCAACGATATCTCAGAGGTCCATTTCGGCGGCGGTGGAGGTGGCGGAACAGGAGGCGGTCCAGTTCGTCGCTTCGCTATGGGTGGTATTCCAGAGCGTGCTCTTGGTGGACCTGGCTTTGTTACGAATGTTCCGGTGGCGCTTGTAGGTGAAGGTCGCTCGTCTTACGACGAGTTTGTGATCCCGACTGATCCTCAGTATCGGGATCGTGCCTTGGCTCTATATGCTTCACTAGGTTCACGCTTGATGGACGTTGGTGGAGTTGTAGGTGGTATCGGTAGTGCCTTGGGCGATTTGGTCGGCGGTGGTGTGGGTGCTGTCGGAGGAGCGGCTGGCGCTATCAAGGACTTTTGGGACGCCATAAACGATGTTGTGAGCGACATCGGTGGCACGTCATGGAGTTACGGAAAGGATGCTGCTAACTCCTTGAAGGACAAGGCTGTTGATTGGGCTGAAGGTAAGTTCGGTGATCTTGTAAACAATCTCCTGGGTGGTTCTATCGGAGGTTTGTTTAGCCCTGCTCCTGCTGACTTGAGTGCTAATCAGAGTCTTGTCAAGGGATTTGCTCAAATTTGGCACGGGTGGTTTGGAGATGAGTGGACAGCCCTTTATCACCTCATCATGGGCGAGTCTGGCTTCAATAACACTGCACAGAACCCTACCTCTACTGCCTATGGCATGTTCCAGTTCCTCGATACAACTTGGGGAACTGTCGGTGGACACAAGACCAGTGATCCTTTGTTGCAAACAAAGTATGGTCTTGACTACATCGCTCAGCGGTACGGTGACCCGATGAGAGCTTACGGGCAATGGCTGAATCGGAGTCCACACTGGTACGAGATGGGCGGCATTGTGCCAGGGCTGATGAATGGTGGTATCGTCCTACCTCGACCGGGCGGAACGCTGGTAAGACTTGGAGAGGGATCAGGCGCAGAGATGGTGCAGCCACTCCGACATGACGGGACATATGGAGAATCGACTGTCAACAACTTCTATGGCGATCTTTCCTTCCCGAATATCACCAAGCCGAGCGACGCCAAGAAGTTCTTGACCAACCTTGAGAACGTGGGGACTAGGTAATGACGACCGCTACTCAGGTTCGCACTGACGGCACTTCCTCCGTCATCTATGACTATGCCAACCGGCAGACGATTGTGCTCTCTGATGGCAACCGTCTTGTAGCAGTCTTTGGATATGCTACTATGAAGTGGTATATCTACTACACCACCGATGGTGTTACTTACACACTCAAGATCACGTCTCCTACCTGCTACTCCAACGTGTTCTCCATGGCAGTTGAGGAGTCTGGAGATCATATCCAGATCGTGTATCAGGTCACTGATGCTCAGAACTTGACGTGGGCACGGTACACAAGGTCTGGTACTACTTGGACTATTTCTGGCACACAGGAGAACATTGCATCTTCACCGTACGTCGGGATGGCAGACATTGATTGCTTGACGGGCGCTGGTGCTTGCATCGTCGTGTTCCGTCAGATGACCACAGGAGGCTCTCCTAACGGTACTGTGATGGCACGGTCACGAGGCACAGGAGGCTCGTGGGGTACAGCGGTTACTCTTGACACACAGGCTGCGCCGCTAGGTGCATTTCGTGAGCCTGTCTTTGCATCTGCCAATGCTGGCGGTGCAAGCGGCGGTAGTCAGAATGTCATTATGGGTGGAGTTATCTTTCCAAACTCCGTAACAGTAAAGACTGCAAGCGTCAACGTCTCGACGGGTGCGATCTCTTCTGTTACGGCGATCAGTGGTGGCTCCTTCGCTTCATTGCTTTCTACGCCAGGCGGATACAGTGATTATCCTCCTGAACATCAACTCTTCACTTGCTTTAGAGACACAGCAACTTCGTATTACATCTTGCTATGCGCTCCAAGTAGTACCACTCAAGTTGATATCAAGCTCTTCAAAGTCAACTTGAGCGGCGGCACATGGACGGCTAGTTCTCCACTCTCTACTACGCAGACACACAAGCAAGCAAACAATGCTGGCAGGCCCGCAGGGGTTATCCTCAACACGGGTAAGACGGCAGTGTTCTTGAATAACTCTGATGGAATCTCCGTTGACTGTTGCACACTGGAGTTTGCAACAAACAGTGTGATCAATGGGTTCAAGTTTGCAACTATGCCGACGACCACTCACTCGATGAACTGCATTGGAGCAGGAGCGCAGAAGTTCGTCCTTGACACGGCAGATGTCATGTTGAATGACATTCTTGACGGTCTTAGCTTCTCTGACTACAACCACTCCTTCACTGCTCCAACTGCTGTGACTCCTGCTAACGGAGCAACGGTTACCACTGATGCTCCGACGCTGTCAGCAACACTTCCTGATCTTCAACAGCCTGGCGCCTTCAAGCGAAAGGCAAAGTGGCAGATCGCCACAAACTCTGGCTTCACTACTGGCGTCGTCAATGTCATTGAAGCAGACGGCGATTCAGACGCAGCGACGACTCACTTTGAATCGCCAGGTGCCATAATCTCTGAGGGTACTTGGTGGCTTCGTGCTGCAACGATCGATGCGCTCGGCAAGGTGTCGGCGTGGTCTACAGGTCAAAGCTTCATTGATAGTCATAGTCCGCTAGCCATCAACTTGACGCCTAGCGGTGGCGCCTCTCTGCCCTA